GAAAGAAGGATTTATTTCTTTTAAGTAATCTTTTTATCCACTTAAATCTTTGCATATCTTCTTCAAAATCCTCAATCGTGGATGATTGAGGATTATCATAATTTTTTATGGCAAAAATAATATAATTATCTTCATTCAACTCATCAAACTTCATATATTATCAGCTATCTGGGAATCTCGCATCATCATTAGCATCACCAGGAGAACCAGCAGCAGGTGTTCCTGTAGTAATACCACTCATAGCAACCAAAACTTCAGATTTAACTCTAAAGTTTCCTTGAGCGTCTACGTAAGTTGTTATTCCAACCCAACCAGCATGAGCAACTGAATAAGCTCCTGCTTTTCCATTAACAGTTACTGTGCGAGCAATACCTGCTTCTGCAGTATCTATACCAAATACAGCAGAGAATCTATTTGACTTTGCATCAGGAGCAAAATACTGACCGTCTTCTAAAGTGTATTTTGGTTTTTGTGATATCGTATGAGCAATTCCAGAAATTGGTGCTCCACTCAAAAATTGAGTTGAGGCAATAGAAATTAGAGTACTAGAAGTAATTCCAGAAATTACTGCTTCTCCATAAGTATTTCCAACTCCAATGGAAATTACATCACCAACTGAGGCATTTGTGAAAGTAGTTCCACTTCCAGTAATAGTTTTGTTTGCATAATCGACTGTAACTGTTCCAGTTGATAAAATACTATCTGCTTTTCCCCAAAGAGCCATTTCTTTTTGTCCGTAAGTTTCTATAAATTTATTTATAAAAAGGGCAAAGTGCATTTTGCCCTTGTACCTTTTACTTCTTCTTATTTAAGATAATTCTCAAAAAATGAGTAAACAAATCCAATAATCCATTTTCCTCAAATCTTTTTGTTTTTGCTAACCACTCGGAAGCAGTCAACAAAATACCAAGAGTAATGGTTATTCCCCAATTAGTTAAGAAGCAAGTAATCATGCCGCAGGATTTTGTGGTTTAAATAGAAGTTCTTTAACTGTAGAAAGAACCATATCATCAATACTGTTATCAGTAGTTTTTACATATTTCTCAAGAAGTTCAATTACGAGATTTTTAACTGCTGGATGTGTAGCAATTTTTAGCAGAAGTGGTTTTACCACGACAACCAATGCATCCATAATAACCTCCTTATATTGGATAAAAATATTTATCCAAAAATCATCCCATTCACCACTTTACCTTGTCTGCCCAATATGCAGCACTCATTTTACCTTTTGCAATATTCTTTGCATGTCTAGTCTTAAATCTCTTGCGACGATTGGCATATGCCTCGGATTCCCCCTCCTTTTTGGGAGAACCTTTAACTCCAAGTTGCCCAAAACGAATTAACTTTTCTTTACCACCCTCACATGCCTTCACTACATGGGATTTTCCAGTTTCGCCGGAACCATGTGCTTGTGCTTTTGGCTTATTGCACTTCATTTCAGACTTTTTTGCTTCTGATATTTCAACCTCATCACTTAAATTACTCCAAGCAGATTCTCCAATTTTAAAAATTCTACTAACTCCTTTTATTGCAGAATCAATAGGATTTTCGCCAGAACCAGTTTCATTAGTATCTCCTGCAAATTTTTTCTGCATCTTTTCCTTTACTTTATCTACAGCAATTTCCTTTGCCTTATCTTTAATCATTTCCCCAGCGACTTTTCTTGCTCCTGCCCCCAAAGCAACTCTTCCAATTGCAGCAAGTGCTGGAGCAATTTCATGTAATGATTCATTATTTTCCCCAATAATTCCATTAATCAATTGCGAATTCTTTCTTTTTTTAGCATTATCAAGAGATTTTACTGCCATCAAAGTTTCAAACTTTTTTTTATTCATTTCCTCAGAAAGTCCTTCTTCACTTTGAAGATATTCAGATGCAGTATCAATATAATCCGCTGCTCTTGTGATTTTAGATTGAACCCAAGCAGGAAGTTGCGTATCAGATTTCTTTACTTTCTTACGGAGTGATTTAATTGCTCTCTCCATTTGGTCCAATTCAACATTTGCCATATATCCTTCATCATCCTTCTTTTTGCCACTTGCAATTTCTTTGTGGTCTTCAGAAATACTTGGATTCATTTCAATTTTATTTTTTCCACGCATCACATCAATAACTTTTTGTTTCTTATCTTTATCATTATCCTTGTTGCCAACTTCAAGGAGTAATCCACTTTCTAATAAAAATTCTGTTTTCCAGTCGGAGTAGGTTTCGTTCCTTTGTGCCATGAGTCTTTTCTTAAGTTCAGGATTTCTTCTTGCTCTTTGTCCCAAAGACATTCCAGTATCTCTTCTGGGAGCAGGTTCTGCTTGATATGGAGTGCCACCAGAAGGTGCAATCTTTTTAGTTGCAGGAGGAAGTCTCTTAGTAGAGGGAACTAACTTCTTTCTTTCTGGTGTTCCGGTGGATTGTCCACTAGAAACATCTCTCACCGAAACTTTCGACACTGTATTGCTTTTGTCTGATTTTGGTCTACCTGGTTTTCCTGGTGCTTTTTTTTCTGGTTGAGAAGATTGTGCCTTTTGTGTTTGTTGTTCTGCTGCTTTTTTTTCTCTTCTTCTCTTGACGAGAGCAGAAATTCCATGAAAAGCTGCTCCAGTAAGACCTTTGGCAAAAGATCCAGCGGTTTCTACACTTTTTTGCACTCCAGTCACGGCGCTATCTTTAGCACCAACCTTTCTAATGTTTATCCCAGATATAGCATCTTTTGCTTTTTGTAAACTTTCTTTGCTTGCTCTTTCTTTTTCTGCTTGCTCTTTTTCTTTTATTTTTTCTAACTGTCTTTTTTGCTGATCCCTATATTTTTCTGTTTTAAATTTAAGTTGTTTTTTCAGATACTTAGTATAAGCAGAATCTTCTTTTTCTTTCTTACTTTTCTTTTTCTTATCTTTTTTCAGGCTGCTTGGAACATCATCAAGTTCAGAAACTCTATCTTCCAATTCCTGCTCTCTTTTTGATTTAGCCTCTGCAATGATTTCTTCCCAGGATTTCATTTTACCTTAGATACTTTTTTCCTATTGGTATTTATTGTTTTTTTATGTATAGTAGGTTCAATTCTAATTCCAGTATAAGCAATAACTGATTGTCCTGGTGTCATTTCTTGTGCGTGTTGTCTATATTCATCTGTTCCAACCTCATAAACTTCCTGAACATCTTTCAACCAACTCTTAAACATTATCCCATCATCCGAAACAGAGATTAAATAATTTGCACCACGACGTATCACTTTACCTACTAGTCCACTACTCATACTTTCAACTAGAGAACCAATTTCATAAATTCTCTCGTGCTTATAACTCCATCTAAGTCCATCATAATCCATTTCTGGAACTATTCTCCAAATTTTAGTATCTTCACTAACTTGAAGAGAATCAACGACTGCATTAAATAAAGCCTCTTTGTCTTGAACTTTCATATTTGATGGCAATCCTTGGGAAAATCCGTCAAAGTCTCCCATTGCTGCAGATGCTCTCATCATAGAGGAAGAACCAGGACTTTCAATCTCTGAATCTGGGTCTTTTACTCCAGAAGGAATGACTTCGATATTATCAAACTGATATTGCTCACCTTGAGCTTTGTGAATTAAATTTTGAAATTCACCAAGTCTATCCTGCCCGACTACAATACTAACATCTTTATATGCCTCCTGGTATAAAGATGATAATACATCAAATATTGTTCTAGATTCTTCACTATCAACAATATAATCAGCATAGTCTGAGTACATTGCTCTCATAAACTCAATTTTTGTTCTTGGATTCAATGGGTTTGCTTGACCATCCTCAATTCTACTTGGATAAATCCTATACTCATGCCCCTTTCTCTTAGCTGTATCAAATCCAGACTTCAATAGTGCTATATGGTTTTTTGAAGGAGGATTGAATCTACCTAAAACAATAGTTATTCCAGAAACTTGTTGCTGCTCTGGTTCTACTTGTTGAGGTTGGTTCCGAGGAGAGGATTTTTGCTTAGACTGCAACTTTACTTCTTCTCCAGGAATATTATCCTTTGATACAGTATCACCTTGCCCAAAAAACTTCAATTTTCCTTTTATTGTTTTTGCGACAAAATTCCCCTGTGCATCATACCAATCACCGTGTCCATTTCCAACCAATCCACGATTTTTTGCCTCTGTGGATGCAAGGGTTTCCACTGCTTCTTTTATAAATTGTGAGAAACGCTTCATTACTACTTAGTTTTTAAATATTTAGTTGTATAACAATTTAATCAACTTCCAAGATAATAGAAGATGCGGGATTGGTAGCATTTAATGTTTTAGTTTTTGTACCATCAGAAATTGCTTGCTTTAATATTTTTGGAAGTTGCTGCTTTTCTCGTATTTGAACCCTAGCACCAATATCACCTTTTGATAAAGATTTAGAAAATATTCTAAGAAATCCATCTTTACTCTTTAGAGGATTTCTTCCTGTTGAATCCCATATCGAAAAAAATTGATCCGCTCTTCTTTTTCTAATTACCAAATATAATGTTTCTCCTTTTTTAACCATATTAGAAGTACTTAAAATATCACAATCATTTATTGTTATTGTTTTAGAAGTTGTATCTTTTGAAATAGAATTAGCATTTCCATTCAAAATATAATAACTTATAGGACCTCCAACATTTGAAGCAGTAAATATTTGAAGTCTCATAGAATCAGGTATTTTAATATAAATATCTGGAATTATTATAGATTTTAATTTATCATATTCTGCTTTTATGTTGTTCTGAGTGATATTATCTAAGGGGGAATCAATTGTATTTTTTTGAATATCTTTAATTAAATAGTCTCCAATTTTATTCATAATTTTATTTTTTTGTGGAGTATAATAAGCATTAAGTTGTTCTGCAACTTTTCTCAATGCTTTATTCATCCACGATTTCATTTCAATATCATCTACAAAACTTTTTAATCCAGCACCAGCAAAGTTAATAGGATTATATTGCTTGCAAGAAATTTTATAACTAGAACCAGAAGAGGTTGTAATTATCAAATCTGCTGCGGATTTGTCTCCCAATGGATCTTCTCCAATATTAGAAACATCTTTGATTACAAATCCATTTTTACCCTTTATAGAAATTGGTCCACCAGTTGAAGATATAAAATTTTTTACTTCTCTTAAAATATTAGTTTCTTGAATAGATCTATTTCCAGACATAAAAAATCCCCCTTTTCTTTATTTAGAAAGAGGGATTAATATTATTCCTTTCCTATCACTTGACTAATTGCATCATCAAGGTCAGCAATTACTTCACGAACCTCAAAAATACGAGGAGGAACAGTAATTACATCAGTAGTGTATCCTTTTTGTGCTTCAAAAAGAATTTGTCTAACTGCAGCGGCAGCACGAATATCAATCTCTAGTTTTACTTTAGTATTTTCAGTCATCGGTCATCAGCAGCACGGTTTTCAGAAAAGTAAACATCAAAAGTCCCTTCAGGATAACGTTTTGCAAGTTTTTGAACATTCTTTGCAATTACTTCATCAAAAGAGACTTCAAGTGCCATACAGGCTTGTGCAACATACCACATCAAATCTCCAAGTTCAATAATAAGATGGTCCTTGTTATCTTGATTCCAAGGTTTGCCCTGGAATACCATTTTTTTAATGATTTCCAAGAATTCACCACCTTCGGCATTAATACCAACGCCAGCAGTCAAAAGACGTTCAATATTAGCACCCTTCCCATCGAGTTCTACCATTCGGTCAGAAAGTGCTAAAAAATCTTTAGACGCATCAGAGGTCACCGCATCTACAAAATTTTGATATTTCGAAAAATCAACTTTTTCCATAATTTCTTTAAGGTTTCAATTTATACTAATATGTTTAAGCGAAATTGTCAAGTCAAGAAAACTTCTTTAAATTTTTCCATAACATTGTTGCTAGAAAATTCATCTTTAAGATAAAAAGTATTAAAGGGATTTTCTTTCTGAGCATTATCAAAAATATATTTTAAAGTTTCTTCATTAGAATACAAATGGTAGTTTCCACTTAGATACAAGTGATGATTTCTGCCGCCAACGTAATTATCGAATGCAATGATTTGTTTATTTCTCGTCGCAAATTCTAATACAGAAATTCCAAAAGTTTCTCCTCTGAAACCACCATGAATCATAAAATCACAAGTATTGATAAATGATGATTTATAATTAAGGTCAACATTGATATCAAGGTAAATGCATCTTGGATGATTTATTTCTCTTGGCGTATTCATAAGAATAAACCAAAAATCATTTCTGCTTTCCAATGCTTCCATTATTGAGTTGTTAATAAATGGCACATCAAAAGTATCATATCCGCCATGCCGACCAAATACAATTGCAGTTGATGGTATTCCCAAATCTTCTCTGAGGTTTTCTTCCACTTCCGGAAGATTTATCATATGAGGAACATAAGGAAGAACATCACCAAAAACAGAAGATTGCCATTTTGATACAGTAGCATACCTATTTCCATGAATTTGAGATGGGTCGCAATTATACACCGAATGAACTAAATTATTTGCGTTGGATACTTGTATCTCGTCAATAAATCCAGATTTAATACAATAAAAATATTCGATTCCTCTAGAGTCGATTAAACTTTCCATCTCTGAAAAATTTTCATATCCAATAACTTCAAATTCTTTTTTAAACTTTTCTTCAGCAAGTTTATTATTATGTTCAGCAAACTTATTGTAAGAAATTATTGGTTCAATATTAAAGTATTCTCTACAAAAATAAGCGTAATCATAGAGGGCAACAGAAGTTCCTCTTTCTCCAAGTTGGTTATCATGAAATAAAATTGTCATGGAAGAAGAAACTCCTTTACTTTTGCTAACTCAAATATCTGTTCTGGTAAATTTTTTAGAGGATATTTTTTAAGTATATGACTTTTTCTACCTAAAGGGTCTGTAGAATTCTCTTTAGCAGTATATGAATCCATAAATTGTAGCATCTTTTCACTACCAAAAGGTGCTATTGTTCCAACCGCTTCATCATAAACATGCATCGATGAAACACACTTTTCCTTTATAATACTAGAATTACCCATCCAACTGAAATGCCATCCAGCATCTTTTACTACGCCATTATTTGTTATAAAAACATCCTCATACCCCAAGTCATTCTTCATCATAGCATATGATTCTCTTATATCAGAAAGAGTATATTTTTTAAGGTGTTCTGTCAAGCACATAAAAGCAGAATTCCAAGGTCTAGGATTGTTATACTCATCATAAACCCTAAGGTCTGCTCTTCCAGTCAGATAAACAAGAGGAACACGGATGATATTATTTGGATAAGATTTCGCCATACTTCCATAATATTCTATTAAGTTTGGGTCAATAATCTCATCGCAATCACCAACAAAACAAACAGAATTTTCTTCAATATATTGAGAAGCTGCGTTCCTTTGCATTCTTTCCCTAACCCAAGAATTAGACTCTATTTTTGGTCCAGGTAAATTTACCTCAACAACTACGATTTTATCAGAGTAAATTCCAAGTTCACTTAATGTATTTTTACAAGAATATTCTTTTGGAATTCCACTTTGAGTATAATTTCCTTCACAAATAATAAATTTATCAACCTTATTGTGAAGTAATTTTATTCGCAGCTCTAATAGTTCTTTTTCTTTAAAATAAGGAAAACAATCTATTAACATCAGAATCTAAATCCAGAAAATTTACTTGTTTTTTCTCTAACTTCTTCATCATCTTGTCCAGAATCAAGAAGGTCATCTTGTGCAGATTGCTCAACATCAAAGAGCCTCATTTTTGACCTATCAATACCAATAACAAATCTTTTGTTCATAGTTGGATCATTGTATCTATTCTTCAATTGCTTAACCATAATCTGACCAAGTTGCTCTAACTCTTCAGTGGAAATCAAAGCAAACATAAGGTCAGCAGTAGCAGGAAGACCGAAGGATTCTGATGTATCAGTTAGTTCCACATCAGAATTACCATATCCACTACGAGTAGTTTGAGTAGCAGAGACAATAGGAACATTAGTTTCAACTGCCAATCCACGAAGTTCCTCAGCAATTGATTTTACAAATGTATAAGAATTAATATTACTACTTCCCTTATACCGTGAAGATGCACAAATATTCAGATAATCAATAAAAATAATATCTGGTTTGAAAGACTTTTTAAGTGAAAGTTCATTCAAAAGTGCCCGAAAATGACCCGAGTGTGCAGATGCAGTTGGATACTCTTTAATAATAAGAGTACCCTGTGTTTTTTTAACGATACTATTAATTTTACTATCAAACATCATTTTAGGTAGATTTTCAATATCTTTGATGTTTACATTCAAAAGATTTGAGTCAATACGTTCCGCAATCCTCTCTTCAGCCATCTCCAACGTGATATACAATACATTCTTACCTTGAAGTAAAACAGAAGCAGCAACATGGCACATGAATAGAGACTTACCAACACCAGTGCCTGCAAGAGCAACATTAAGAGTTTTATTAGGAAGTCCACCTTTTGTAATCTTGTTGAAGAAGTCCAAATCGAAAGGAATTTTGTCCTCACGTTGATGGTAGAATTCATATCGTTTTTCTGTGTCTTTGAAATAATCATGTCCAATGTTATTGTCAAAAGACACTGCTAGAGCATCAGAAAGAATACTAGGAATAGCATCCCTATTTTTCTTCTCATCTTGACCATCTGCAATCTTGATAGATTCCATAAGTGCAAGATATATAGCGCGGTCTCTACACCACTTCTCAGTAGTATCTACTAACCATTTATAGTCAACATCATTGTTGTCTAATTTAGACACATATTCACAAATAGTTTTATACGTATCTTCAGTAATATCAGTTCGTTTTTCAGTCTCAATGAGAAGAACTTCTTTAGTTGCTAGTTGTTCATACGCAACAATAAACTTACAAATCTCCTCAAAAACTACCTTCTCATGGAGATTCTCAAAGTATTCATTTTTAATAAAAGGAAGAACCTTTCTACAATAATCATTATTGAAAAGAAGATTCCTAAGAATAGTAGTTTCGACTTTTTCCATTAACCTCCGTATGAAAACTCTTTCTTTGCTGCCTCATCAAGTGCTTGCATTACTTCACCAGTAAAATATTTCTCTGGATTATCCATAATGGTTTTTCCGTATTGAGAAGTTCCATCGGGAACTTGATACCTAGTGCCAGACTTCTCAAATATACCATACTTCTCAGCAAGGTCAAGAAGACCATAATACTTATCAAGTCCACGTTCATCATAATATAGACGAACTTCTACGGTTTTATTCTCTTTACTCAAACGAGATTTATGAGTAGTTGCCTTAATAATATTACCAACAACTTCTGTTCCATCCTTTTCTTTTTTCTTAGAAAGGTAGATGATAGTAGATGCAGCATACTTAAGACCAGAACCACCACTCATTTCTTTAGTTGGAACATATGAACCAACAACATCATAAGTATGATTGGTGACAATCATTGGAATTTTAGCTTGTCCCAACTTCAAAGTTAGCATCCTAAATGCACCTTTGACAAGTTGCGATTTTGTCATATCACGAACTTGCTTTTCATTTAGAGCATCATCAATTTCTTTTTCAGTCGAAAGCATTCCCAAAGAATCAAGAACAAACATACAGGGTTTGCGTTCTGCTTCTTTCTTTTTTAGATACAAATCTACTGCCTTAAGCGCCTTTGACCGAAATTCTTCAATAGTGACAACATTAACTACGACTATTCGATTAACATCCAATCCTCTACTTTCAAGTAAAGATTTAGTCACAGCAGCCTCAGTATCAAAATAGAGACAATAACCATCGGGATTATTATCGAGGAAATTCTTAACCACGGCGAGGCTGAAGAAAGTTTTTCCAGTACTAGACTCTCCAGCAATAGCAGTAATCTTATTCCCAGATACACCGCCAAGTAAACTACCTGAAACCAGTGCATTAAAAATGAATGAACCTGTGTCAACATAACTCTCTGTTTCATCAATATCGGCAGCAAGTTGCGTATATTCACCGCCAATTTCTTTTACAATATCTTTAAGAAAATCCATATTATTTTTCCTTTTTTAAAAAATTTATTTTATAAGACCACAATTTGCTATAAAGTTCTGGTTTATAATATTTTAACAATTCAATTATAGTATCAAGTTCCTTATCATTTATAGGAAGTTCTTTCATGCCGCTATTCCATATTGCTCTTTAAGAATTTTTTTATAGGGCAAACCTTGTTCTCTAAGTTCCTTTACAAGTTTAAGTTTTTGATAAAGTGCCACATCTCCCCCAAGATGCATGGCACTTACAATAGTATTTAATTCTTCGTCGTTAATAGGTAAATCCATTAGGAAAAAAATGATTCTAGTGTTACAGTTTTTTCAACATTCCAACCAATTGCATCAAGAATAACTCTCATAGGTTCCAAGAATGCTTTGTTGAATTGTAGTTCATAGTCGATGTATTTGTCCAATCCCAATTCCTTAGGGAATTCTTGAATATAAGAAATTACATTCTCTCGGATTGGATTAGGAAGTTTTAAATAGCAAAATTTAATTTTTTCACCATTCTGAATTGCTGCATACTTTTTATCAAGTTTCTTTTCCTTAATAAAATGATTATACAGAAGAGCACCACGAACGTGGATAGGAGTTCCCTTTCCATAAATTGTTGAGTGTGCTTTATGCTTTACAACATCAGACACAGTTCTAGGGAATGATATTTGCTCCACAGAAAGATTAGTAAACTCTTTACGAGACCGTTCGATATAGTCAATCATATCATCTTCAGTCTTAGTCATAATGAGTTTAAGAGCATCCTTAATCATTTGACGACAAGGAGCAGGGGTAGATGATTTAACTGCTTCTAGTCCCATAATCTTTAGTTTTGGTTGTTCATAACGAACACCCTCACTATCCCAAACATTAAGAATGTATCGTTTTTTGGCAGTCCAGATTCCACGGTCAGCAATGTTCTCCCGTTTCATCTGCATTTTTTGTTCATACGCATTCACGTATTCCGCCAATTCTTGGTAAGAACTTTCAATATAAGGCTCAAGTTCCATTTTACAGATCTTATCAAGGAAATCGACAACTTTTTCATTAGTCGCCTCTCTTCCTTTGTATACACATTGGACCAAAGGACCCATGTTAAGATAGATAGAATCAGTATCTGAAGCAATAACATAATCAACATTATCAGTTTTCAACACCTTATTTAGATACCTGTTCATTTTTCCTTCAATCCAACGGATTGATACTTGTCCAGACAAAGTAATTGCCTCGGCATTTGCTAGTTTGTAGTATCTAAAGTATTGGTTTCCGATGGCACCATAAGCAGAGTTAAGGGAAATCTTCTTTGCCATCTGAATATTGTTGCAACGAGCAATCTCCTTTTCCAATTCCTTGGTGGGAGTTTTCTCGTATTCCTTCTTTGCTTGAATCATCTTCTTTTTGAAAATAACTCGGTCCCCATACATTTTCTCCATCAACTCAGGAAGGAATCCTTTTACATCCTTACGGTACATAGCACCGTTAGCGCAAACAGCATAATCTTTATAAAGTTCAAAGTTTATTTGTTCTTCAAGGATTCTATCAACAGTTGCTTGTGGATGTTTCTCGTCGAGGAGTGTCTCTGGAGAAATATTGTACTGCATAATAAGATGGGGATACAGAGAATTAAGGTCAAAGCTGACCACCCAATCATATATCCCAGGAATCGGTTCCTTGACATATGCCCCCGCATATTTTTCATCTTTTGATGATTTATCTTTTGGGGGGATGACAATGTTGCGTTTCTTAAGATAGTTGTAAATAATGGCATCCCAGGTTCTTACCTGAAAGAACACATCATTATAATTAACCTTAGCATCATATGCCATAGTTAATATCAACTCAATAAGTTTCATCTTGTCTTCCAGTTGGTCAACAAGTTCAACGTCTTTAATATTATAGTCAACAAACTTTTGCCAATCTTTCGTGTAGAAATCTTTAAAAGTTTCAAACTCAGAGTGGTCTAGTTTTTTCTGCCCCAGTTCCACAAATGCAATATGGTCGAGTCGATAGGATTCCTGGTTCGTATAAGTAAATTTCTTATACAAATCAAGATAGTCAATCACAGATACACCAGCAATCTCATAAGAAATTTGCTCTCTACCCTGAATCACAAGTTCTTTCCTACGAATATTTCCCCAAGGAGAAAGACGACGTGCTTCTTTCTCCCCAAGAATTCGCTCAATACGTCCAGCAATATACGGAATATCATACAACTCACAGTTCCATCCAGTAATGGCATCTGGAGTATTCTGCTGCCAAAAGGCAAGGAACCGATGAATCAAATCGATTTCATCAGAACACTTCACATATGCAAGGTCTTTACGAGTATTATCATAATGCCTTGCATTTGCAAAACAGATAATCTGCTTTGTTGCATAATTCTGAAGAGTGATTGTTAGAATTTCTTCAGCACAATCAAAGACATTTGGGAACCCACTTTCAGCAGAAACCTCAATGTCAATTGTAAACAATCGAATCTTTGTAATATCAAATTTGATTTCTTCTTCTGGATATTTGTCTGAAATATACTGTGCTTTATAGTTGTCATTACCATAAACAGTAAATCCCTCAACTTTAGAATACTTGTCCAAAAATTCCTTACAATCAGAAATCTTTCCAGGTTGAATGGGTTCTACTGGATAACCATCTAAAGTTTTATATTTTGTTTTTTTCTTTGAAGGTACAAATAGAGTAGGTTGATAATCTTCCTCTATTTGAAAGTATTCACCATTATCATAACCACGGACCAACATTTTATTAAATTTTTCATAAACGTTGGTATAAAACCTCATTTAGTATTCTCCATATATTGGTCAAAAAGACTTCCCTTTGGGGAAACAATTGTCAAAATTTTATCAGAATTAATCAATACTTCTCCATCTAATGTTATAAACTGCATCCAAGGAGAAAGCGTTCCTTCAGATTTATCTAGAACATATGGATTAATTAATTTACAATCTGGTTTTCCAATATCAACATACAATTCTTCAACTTTAGATATAATAACTTCTCCAGTAATCAAAACCAAACAAAGGACTTGAGTATTCTCTTCCATCAAATTAAGACATAGATAATATCTAATTTAGCATTAAAAAAGAGGGGTGTCAACTGGATTTTGCCAGTTTCCCCTCTATGGCATAGCGCCGACGATACAGACTATATAGACAATTCTTTCACCTCTTTACAAGTCCAACCTTAAGGAGGGATTTTCACCCCCCTCCTGACAGATTGCAGTCAAATCAGGTATTATTATTTATAGATAGTCTTTACGCTTATGGTGGTCAGGAACAATCTTTCTTAAGTTGACAGAGAGAAGTCCGTCTTCAAAGGAAACGTCTGCGACTTCTGTATCATCTGCCAGTGTCCATGCTCTCTTGAAAGATCGTTGAGCCAATCCCTTATGGACGTAGTTGGTGTCAGATTCCTTATCTTCCTTTTGTCCTTCAACAAAAAGTTTTCCATCTTGCGTATAAACATAGACTTCTTTCTTTTTAAATCCAGCAAGTGCAAGTTCAAGTCGTGATTCTACACTACTAACTTGAACAAGATTGTATGGCGGATAATTAGAGGTTGTCTCGTGAATCTTAAAGATACGATCAAAATATTCATCCATCCCAATAGTGTTGCGATTAATCCTCTCCAACAAGGCAGGAAGATCCGCAGATGTAAACCTAGAGGTTCCAAGGTTAGTCATTATAGTAGCTCCTTTAAAAGCGAGTTTGTGTTTTATGGACCCTTACGGCATCCAATAATAATTTATAATAAATTCACAAAAAAAGGGAGTGTTGCACTCCCTACAAAATTATTCGGTTTCCTCAACTCTTTTCTTTTTAGAACCAATATTATACTTTGTTTCTAAAACCCAATCACCTTTGTCTTTATATGAAAGAACTTTAATCTGATTCAAAGGAGCAATTTCTGTAATATTTTCAGGTTTAACAATAGTAATCAAACCCCAATCTGCCAGAAGTTGAATAATTCTATTACGACGCTGAACATCATTCACTGTTATATTTGCATGTTTACCATCTAGTGCAAATAGTTCTTTAAAATGAACTAGATAATACCTACCTTGCTTGTGTAGAATATGACAAGACTGATAGATTTTCTTTTCCTTTCTTGAAGCAACTCCGATTCGGGTCAATGTTTCACGCACTTTCAAAAAGTCATCAGGCTCATTAAGAACCACTTCTACCATTTGATCGGGTGTCCACTTCACTTCAGGTTCTTGAACGGCACTCATTTTGTTCCTCCAGTTTCAAATTTTGATTTAATAAAATTAAGTTGTTCTTTGCTTAGAATCCTCAAAGCTTGTTTTGCCTTTTCATTACTATAACCATAATAACGTTTGACATAATCAAGGTCTTTGATTTTATCTTGACGGAGCCAGGGAGAAAATCTCTTCTTTTTCCTCAGACTATTTATAAAAAAATCATATTGCATTTTCTTGGGAAGAAAGTGGTTCCGATTCATCTCATTAGTAAACATAATGCAATCAATATGACCGGAAAGACACCTATTAATG